GTATCTAGGAAAAAACTGGCCGGAAGTACCTTACAAGCCCCCCACCCTATTCGACAACACGTGGCCGCCCACGCCTGGGAGCGGCGACCTCGATGCCGTAGTGAGCCGCGAGGATGCCGAGGATGACGGCTTGGATCGTCACGCCGCCATTCTTCGCATCACTGGCCAGCCGCGTGCCAAGCGGCTCAGTGAGACGCATAAAAGTTTCGTTATGAGTGCGAACTGGTTACCAAACCTCGCGCACGCGAAGGGGGAGATGAGAATAACCTATAAAGAGAGGTTTTCTATTTATTGATGGTAATAGGTAATAGGTCTACTTTTCCTTTACGCCACAACGACTTAGCGTTACCAACCGGGTTGGCGACCGGTTTGGCAATTGGTAACAGGTTCAAACCTGTTGCCAAGTTTTTTTGGTAACTGGTTTCAGGGTTTGGCAATGGGTTTTGACCGAAACGCGACGTGTCGATACATTTTTTGAGGTGTTCCGCCGGTCGCGGATTCGACGATATCGAGGTCGTGGTTGGTCAGCATGTCGAGCAGGTATCGGTCTCGGAGATACGGCTGGATCGACCTGAGCTTCCGATTCAAGCTCCACGCCGCGATCCCCTTTGCCCCAGCCGCGAGCGTGATGCGGTCGATCAATGCGTAGTCCTTCTCGGATTGAGTCTCTGCCACGTTTTTTCCGGTGCTGTCCACTTTCTGCTCGGTCAGCCAATTTGATAACGCGATTGCCAAATCAACGTCCGCCAGCGTAATTTCAAGGCCAAAGAATCCCACGCGGCTGCACGCAAACAGCAACGCGAGTTTGGCGGTGTTCTCAGCAGTGCCGCCCCACATTGCGGCCCTGACGGAATCTTCCTTGATGCGTGCTTTCGCGATCTTGAATTCGTGCTCGACGTACCGTGCCCACGCTTCGGGAGTGTGTGGCACAACTCTCGCTTTCGCGGTCTTGAGGTTGCCCGGCACAACGTCTCCGGGGAACGCGAGCCATTGCGTGACTTGATTGGTGATCGCGGCTGGTATCTCGGCCCCTGGTGCCGCGTCAGAGTTCGGCAGCACCGCCCCGCGTCCCGGAAAGAGCAACATGCGGCCCATAAAGCCGCCGGCGAGGTAGTCGCTCGTAACGTGCCGCCAAAAGATTTCAGGTGCAGAACTGGCGAACAAAACGAAGTGCGGCTGGTCGATCACGACTTGTTTTTTGTTGTCGGCGTAGCGGGCGGCTTTGTAGACGCATTTGGATGCTGAATACATTTTCGTCATGGCCGTCACCATTTGGGCAGCTTGTGTGTTGCCGCCCGACTTCGATCGTGCCAACGCGAGGAAGTCGCCAAACTCATCCCACTGCATCATCTCGACCCCGTCCTGCTCTTGCATGAATCCATGCAACGCGGCCGCACTGGCGGACGCCTCTTCGTACAGTCCCGGACATCCGACCGCTCGCAGGATGCCTTCGTTGACCGTGCGGGGATGTTCTTTGCCGGAGCGTGTCGGCCCCAAGGTTGTGATCTGGAGGTTGGTTCGTGTGTTGCGTCGGTCGCAGATTTTGCGGCCGGTGATCAGCGACATCATGGCCAACGCACCAGCGAGTGCGAGTTCGGGCTGCGGATAGATCGCGGTTGCGAGCGTGAATGCCACGATTTCGCCGATCAGTCCCGGAGCGGCGAGGCATCGCGTGGGGAAGCGGCGGAGTTCCGGTGGTGGAGGCTCATCCGACTCTGCCGACTCCACCGCACGCGGCAACGTGAGGTCGAGCACAACGCTCGATTGATAGCTCGGCTCACGTTCTGTCAGCAGCCACCCGGCCGGCTTGTCGCACTGTGTGCCGATTGCACTTTCGATCTTGTGTGCCAGTTCGCGCTCCGACCACGGCGGAAGGCAGCCGAGGTTCCATTCGGCGAGGTGGCTAGTCGCATCTTCAGCCGAGAGCTGAAATCCCGTCACGAGGCAACGTGCGGCCCACAGAGTGCGGTTGTGCCCACCCTGGCCGCTGACTGCTGGCGGGATGGTCTGCATGTAACGCCGGACACGCTCGCTGATCGCTACCGGGGCTTTGGCTTGGGGAATCGTGGCTGGCCAATAGTCGGCAAGTAATCGTCTGAGTGCATCACCGGCAGGCACCACCTCACCTCCGATCGCGTCGCCGGTAAACGTGAAATAACGCCCATTGGAATAGATTTCGATTCCGGGTTGCTTGTCGCTTGTGGCTGGTTCAATAAGTTTGGTTTTTCGTCCGCGTCCATCGGGCAAACCTCCTTGGCAAATGATGTGAATGCCTTTGCCGCTCGGCGAAAACTCCGAGTAGCAGTCCATCGCTTTCACGATCCGCAACGCCCACGGTGCGATGGCTCCGTCGCAGACTGCCCCGTCGAGGTCGATGCCGACCAGCCCGTCAGCCGCTCGAAACATGAAGCCGATTCGGTTGCCGAACTGGTCAGCAACCGCCAACACGTTCGCGAGCGTGTTCCACGTTGACGGGTCGTTTGACTTTGCGGGCTTCCCGTTCGATTGAAGCGGAATCTTGTCTGCGGACCAAAGTACCCAATTCGGCAATTCAGCGAGGATTGGCGGGACTTCCATGTGTGATGCGATCCTTTGCTTTCTTGGTTTGAGATCACGTCTTAGAACGGAACTTCCGCCGCCTCGAATGGATCAAACGCTTCTTCTCCCAACTCGCCCTCGTCCGCCCACTCTTCCGGTCGTTCGTCTGTGATTTCCTGCCGAACGATCTGCGTGAACTTGCCTTTCGGCACGGTCCAAATTCGACTCGCTACCACGACCGCCCCACGCTGCCACAAGTCGATCGCCGGGTCGATCAAGCTGCCCTGCTCGTCCTCCACCAGTTCGGCCAGTGATCGATCACGCCACCACTTGAGAGCGTTGCGTTTTGGGAAGCCGACGTGATCGACGCACACCCACTCGCTGATGTTTTTCTTGGTGAGGTTGCCTTCGCTCTCAGCCAGTTGGCAAACGTAATTAATCCGCAACGTGTTCGGAGCGTCGGGAGCATCGCGTTTGACGTGCCGGCTGAACGTAGCACTTTCCACGAGGTATTCCGTCGGCTCGATCTGTGACTCAAGAATGGCCGACTCGATATCCGCATTGGCATCGTGCCGTGGCTTTGCCGGCCACTCGAATTTGCATTCCGTGCAGACCTTCGCTTGAATCTGCTGAGGCTCTCCGCACGCTGGGCATTCTTTTGACGGCATCCCATCGACGCCTTCGCGTGGTTGCTTCGGTTTCGGGATTCCGTAATCGTCCGCGTCGATCGGGCCATGTCTGGCAATGTTCTGGCCGAGGTCAAGCAAGAGGCAGTTTCCCTTGGACTCATGCACCCGGAATCCACGCCCGCAAATCTGAGCGAACAGGCCCGGCGAAGCCGTGGCACGCAGGACACAAATGCAGTCGATAATTCTGGAATTAAACCCGGTTGTGAGGATGTCCACGTTTACGAGCCAACGCAGCGTTCCCGCCTTGAACATCGAGAGCAGGTTGGATCGTTCGAGCGGCATTGTCTCGCCAGTCACGAGGCCAACACGCTCGCCTGACATCGTGGCCAACACGTCGGCAACGTGCCCCGCGTGCTTCACGCCGGAACAGAATACGAGCACGGAACGCCGGTCGATTGCCTTGCTCAAGATTTCTGCCACAGCCGCATTGACGTGGTCGTCCGTGTCGAACAGCCGTTCGCTGTCGCCCGCGGCGAACTCATGGGTTCTGGCCACGATCTTCAGTCCCGACGTGTCGAGTTCGCTGGCCATTGGTTTGTTGATGATCGGGCACAGAAAACCCTCTGTCATCAGCCGCGAAACGCTGGCCGTGTATGCCACTTTGGTCAGCAGATTCTGCGGCCCGCACAATGCTCCGCTGCCGGTGCGGAACGCCGTGGCGGTCATCCCACAGAGTCGCACGTGCGGGCACAGTTCTTTGATTGCGTGCAAAAACGTGCGGTAGCGGCCTTCGCCGTCGGGTGCGATCAGGTGGCATTCATCCGCGATGATAACTTCACGCGAGCCGAACAAATGAGCCTTGTCAAAGCAACTCTGGATGCCGGCAAAAACAATCGCATGATCCGTGTGCCGCTTGTTAAGGCCGGCTGAATACATCCCCACATCAACGCCCGGCATCAACGCCCGGCACTCGGCCGCGTTCTGCTCGATCAGTTCCTTTCGCGGGTGCAATACAATCACACGCCCGCCGGCGTCGATGGTACGTTTGGCCAGCATGGCCACGATGATACTTTTGCCGCTGCCGGTTGGGAGCACAGCAACGGGCGAGTGGTCACGCATGTCGTGCCACAACGCTTCAGCAGCGGCGTCTTGATAGTAGCGCGGGATGATCAGTGAAGCGGCTGTGCCGAACGACAAGCTGCTCATGCGATCCTCCAGACGCCAACGCCGTCAGGCGTGCAACGTGTCGCGAATTTGCGACCGCGTAGCGACGGCTTGCGACTGATGCTCGATAGATTTTGCTGCATGGCACGGCGTGCGGTCGGGCAGCACGCGACCGTGAAGCACTGGCCAATCTCCAGTCGATGGAACGGATAGAGTTCGCGTGCGAATAGCGGCGGCAGTGGTAGTGTTTGGATTTTCATTTTTTGTCCGTTAAAAAATGGCGGTCTCTCCCGCCCGTCAAGCCAGTGTCTTTATTTGTACGGCACATCCCGGCTTCCCCGTGCCTTGGTCGTCAGCCGTTTATTCCCACGGTGCCGCGTTGGTCGCAGCGACCTGCGGCACACTCTCACTCGCTGGAGTCATCACCGGCGCAGTCGGCGTCGCTGCGCTCGCAATCCGTGTGGCCATGCTGGCCAAACGTACCATCGACCGCGGCTTCTTGAGCACGTTCTGAAGCCCGCCGTCGTTGTCTTTGACATCGACGTAAGCCATAAACGGAACGCTGATTTGACCACCCTGCCCGTTGAGCAGTTGAGCGGTGTCGGTCAACTTCAGCACGCCGATCGCTTCGCAGATTTTCTTCAACATCTGCTCACTCATTGCCTGAGCAGTCGGGTTGGGATTCTTGATGTTCAGGCCCTCGAACAGCGTGCGGTTGCCGTACTGGCCACCACACACCGTCATCTTGAGGTTGAGCCGCAACCCGTCACCGGCTTTCGTCGGCTTGATTTCCGCACCGGAAATCACGAGCCGATACTCGCCTTTCGGAATCACATCGTTTTGCACTTTGCTCGGATCAAAATCTAAAGCAGCCATAGCGTTGCCCTTTCGGAGCAGATTTGCTGGTGCCTGTTCCACGCGACAGCGTGGTCAGTTACCCAGCGACAGAAGGAACGGTCGGCGTGGTCGGCAGGTATTGGCCGATCAGTTCTTGATAGGTCGAGGTCTTGGACACCGGAATCTCTTCCGGCACATTCGCCAGCCGAGATTTGGCGACGTAGCCCGGACGCTTAGCAGTAAACAGCGACCGCTGACCGGCTTCGACTGCGACGTTTCGAGTGCGATTAAAGCCCTCGTCTTTCGCAATCACCATCGTGCAATAATTGTAAAAGAACACCTCGTCGCACCAGTCGCAGACCAGTGCAGAACTCTTCGCGTGCAGTCGCGGCGAGTAGAAGTTGTAGCTCTCGCCAAGCGGGTCGGCGAACTTTTCAATCTGGCTGTGAGCCAGCAGCACGATCTCCAAACCTCGGTTGAGATTCATCCACTCGAGCGCGTTGAGGATTGCTTTCCACGCGTCGGCGAACAGCCCGACGTCCTTGCCGTAACCACGCTCTTGGTCCGTATAGACCTCGGTGACGTACTCCACGACCAGATGATGCAGGCCGTCAATCGTGTCGATCACGAGCGTGTCGAACGGGAGCGGACCCTTCGCTGCCGCGATGCCGCTGATGAGTGCCATCAGGCTCGGCGTCTTGCCTTCCGAAATCGCCTTGCGGCGGAGCATATCACCGAGCACGGTGACGATCGGCCACGCCGAAACGCCCTCGATATCTCGTAGCCCGTCTTCGGTCGTGATGAACGCCACGCGGCCCTTCCATCGCGATCCAAGGCCGCTCTTACCGACTCCCGGCTGGCCGTAGATCATCGTCCGCCGTGCCCGTTTCGTCGGCGAATTTAGTAGATTGAAAATGCTTTCCATCGTTCCCCCCAATCAAAAAAAAAGGTCCGCCTTCCAGTACCAGCTACGCCGCTGGCTTCGTTTCTTACTTCCCCACCACCAACCGCCCGCACTTCAGGCAGGTGCAGGCCACATCGCCATCAGCCTGCCGCACGCAGCGGTGAAGCCGCTTCTCTCCGCATTGCTTGCACTCAGCCCGCACCGTGACCGGCTGAGTGTCGGTTGTTTTCTGCGGACCAAGTCCTTTGTCGTTGTATTTCATGTTTTTCCCAACACGGTTTCAATTCGTGTGATGAGTTCGGCAAACTCAGCAGACAGCAGCGACTCCATTCTGCCGTCGGTCAGCACCTCCAGCGCGTGCCGCAACTCGATCTCGAACACTGATTGCGTTGTCGGCTGGCTCTCGTCGCCGGTGCCGATGCCAACTGGGTTGTCGTCGATCCACACGGCTTCCTTGATGTCGTAGCCGGCCTCGATCGCCGCCTTAGCCTTTGTTCCCTCAGCGAACACGATCGGCCAACTGACACCGGCGAACGCCATCTCCTGCCGATTCGCTCGCGTGTCGCGGCGATGTGTGACCGTGATGACATCGTGGCCACGCTCAAAACAATCCTCGACGAACGCGAGCCAGAGTGCCTGGTCTTCAGCGAACGTGCCGTCAAAATCGAGAGCAAAAATCATCTCTTCACCCTTATAGCCAATAGGTCATCCATCGCACCCCGCGCCGCACGGCTGCCGGGACTCGTCGCGAAATACTTTTGCCACAACACGGCGTCGGTCTCAGCGATAATCTCGTCGCCGTCGTCGTCGAATTTGGCATCTTTGGTCGGCCCGGTCTTGTGAACCTTCCTCGCGTTTGAACTGAATCCGTTTTTGTTCTGGCTCGCGTGCCGCCGCTGGATCGACTCGGTTACGCCCCCCTGGTCGGCAGCCTGTGTGATTTGCTCACCGGCTGCGGCACGTTTACGCATCAGCTCCTCACGCTCAGAAGTCATTGGCGACGGAATAAGTGGTGATTTTCCGCTCATTTTTCCTCCTTGATACTCACAACAACGTGAGGCATCTCGTCACCGCTCGCAATGACTTTGCAAGCCGTCACATTGCTGACCTGCGAATCGTCTCTCCAACACAAATCTTTGAGAGCATCCATGACGCTTTTTAGAAGATTGTCGATGTCCGGTTTCTTCGTGTGAGACACACGCGGCATCAACCGTTTTTTCCAAATCATTCCCTTTGGCCTCGGCATCACGAACAGCACGTCGAGCAGCAATCCACCTTCCAGCGGCCTTGTCGTTTCTGACGCCGCAGCGAGTCGCACGTCGGACTTGAATTGCGTTGCCGGATGTTTGCTCGGCGTGTAGTTCTGCGAGAATGTCCGGCCCTGCGATGCCACGATCCGATGCCGTTGGCGAGGCTGTGCGACCGGCACGGAATCAACCCGAAAAATGATCTGCATTGGTCAAGCTCCATCGCCGCCCACGAACAATTCAAGGTCGTTCACCGCGTCCAACTCGTTCGCGATGCTCGGATATAGCGGTGACTCGACTTGCAGCGTCACCGTTTCGCCGTCGTCGATCGAAACAAACGCAACGCGAGTTTCGTCACCGATCAACAAAATCTGTCCAACCTTAATCTCCAAAAACATTTCGATTCCTTTCGATGGTTTTCCGCCCGATGTGCTCAACGTCTTCGGGTCCAGTTTGAATCTTCGGGCATGTTCCGATCAGTTCATCGCGGGCGATTTTCATTTCTTTGGGTGCGTCGATCCCCAGCCGAACCGAGTTCGGACTGATGCGTGTCACAGTGATAACCACGTTATCACCAACCATAATTCGCTCACCAACTTCGCGTGAAAGTACCAACATGGCTCGACTCCCTTCGAGAAAAAACCGGCCCCGCATCCTTGCGGGCATGAGGCTTCGTGCCACGCCGGCGTTGTTGTTCGGAGCCGGCCTGCAACGAGCAGGCCGGCGTCGCTCTCCACCGCCGCTTACCTCCCCAGGCTCGCGGCAGCACACCTCAAACCACTTTCGGACGCTTGGCGTCCGCCATGACCTGCCGCAGATGCTCGGCCTGCTCCGACTGGTACGCCAGCCTCGTGATCGACTCGTCGGCCTTCTCGTAGGCCCTGTCTTCAGCGTTGTGCGCGGCGTCGTTATCGACCTGGATGCCATCGGTGTTATACGGCCATGCCATGTTTTATCTCCTACAAAAAAAGGCCGCCAGCGCGGCGAGTGGTCCGACTGATTAGGTGCGGGCCGCGCCGGCGGAAGTGGATCAAATCTTGACGATCTCAGCCGAGCCGCCTAGCGTGACGCAACCGCTGGTTTTCGTTCGCAGCGATGCGACGATCTCTCGCATCCGCGACAGGTAGTGGTCGGCGTCTTTGCGTTTCGCTGAACAGGCCAGGTGTCCGCTGCGATGTGCCGCCGACCGCTCGCGTGAGTGACGTGGACTAAAACGTGCCAACAATTTGCGGCTTCGCGGCATACCACCCGTCGAGCGCGCCATTCATCTCGCGGCGACATGACTGGCACTGGCAGTCAAAGTTTTCGACAGCCGCACCGCACTTACAAAAAAACGGGCCAACCTGCTTGGCAGCGAATGCGCGAGCGGCTTTCGCGTGGGCTTTGTATTCTGCGTTGATTTCTTTGCGGGTTGCGAGGGCCATGATTTGTTTCTCCGGGTCAGGTGGTTTGCGGGTTGTCTGGTCGTATGTTACAAACGTCAGTAAGTCGTGTCCATCTAGTTATCGACAATTTATCGAAATCTCTTTAACAAATCGGCGAAACCCGCTATTTTCCCGGCGTTTTTCGCTGTTTTTTTCTTTTGGATTCGGCCAATTTCTTCGCTTCGATGTTGCGGATTCGCGCCATCGCACCCTTTCGACCGCGCTCGGCGAGTTGCTCCGGCGTTTGTGCCGCAGCGGACGCCCTGCCCATCGCGGCCAGGTGCTCGCGGCGTTGAGCCGGCGTGCGATTGGCCCAGCCGACGGCCTGCATCTCGGACGCGGTGAGGTTGCTCGATTTCTTTTTCACGTTTTCTTTCCTCGTTCGGCCCGCCGGAGAGTCCGGCGGGCGGGTGTGGTGTGTCGGTTAGCGGTAGTCGCGGGTCGCGAGTCCAACCGCGTTGCGGTAGACAGCCCAAACCGTGTCGCAACCACAGACCATGATTGCGGCACTGCGAAGCTCATGGTCTGCGACCATCTCCGCAGTAGCGGCCAGGATTCCGGCGGATTTTGTTTCGACTTCGATTGTCTTGATGATCGCGTTTCCGGCTCCGAATGTTTTGACTGTCATAGTGTTTCCCTTTGGGCTAGTGGTTTCGTTCGCGTCTGGGTGAATCTTAGCCGCTAACGTCAGCAAGTAAAGTGATAAATCGGCATTCTGAAAAGATTTCTTGAGATTGTTCGCGACTCGAATCACTGATCCGCGTGCCACCAAGTCGTCGAGCACGCTCCGCAGCGATGCGTGTGGTTCGGCCCGCTGTTGTCGGCGATGGCGTACTCCATCCGACCGCACGAGGGGAACGACTGCTTTTCTGGGTATTTTGGGAATCCGATTAAATTGGTAGCAATTACGCTGGATACTGCCGCCGATAATGCTACCATATACCCAGACGCGGCAACTGAGACCGCGAGACCAAAAAACAAAGGGCATGATAATGACAGTCACACGAATCAGCATCGCAGCCAGCCGAGTCGCGAACCAAGTCGCCGACGTGATTGCCCCCGCACTCGCCGCGAGCGACTGCAAGCCGCTGCCGATCGTAGCGATGCTGCCGAGCGGCCGAGTAGACATCGTGGATGGCTACCACCGCATCGCTGGCCTGATCGCTGGCGGAGCCGAGACGATAGACTGTCTTGTCTGTGACGAC